TGACATGATTGTCAGTTCAATTTGGAAAATTAAAGTAGGCGATCAGGATGTTACCGAAGTTCGATTCATCAAGGAATTTGTGGAAAACACCGACAAGAGTGTTATCGACACTATACAAAAGCACATCAGTGAACTCAAAAATCAAAACGATCTAGAGCCTGCTATCTTAAACACCACTCCCGAACAGCAGGAAAGAGGTGCACCCAGCACGGTAGAAGTGCCAATAATTTTGGATCAATCAACTTTTTTCGCATGAGGCTTTTACTTCTTGACAGCTTGGGAGTAGTCGAGCTAATAGGTCAAATGGACGGGGAAGTAAAAGCCTTAAAAGAAGAAATATTTAGACTCTGTTGGTTCATGCGAGGCGGAATAACGCTAGAAGAAGCTTGGCAGCTGGATCAAAATGAACGTAGTCTGGTCAGAGACCTAATCAAAGATAACCTAGAAACCACCAAAGATTCGGGCCTGCCTTTTTTCTAAGCTAAACACCAGTTCCCGAAGATCGGCTAAGAATTTCAGCGTCAACTAGCTGTTTTAGACCTTTTAGCTGTTGTGCATTCATAGCTAAAATAGTATTAGTTAGAGCTGCCACCGACGGAGTGGCCGTATCACTTGGGTTACTATAGGGGATGTTATTATTTTGGAAAACTGCTTGAATGACATCTTCTCCTACTCCCTCATCCCTAATAATAGCTGCAATATCAGCCGAATCAGCTGGTTGACCAGCTGCTTTCCATGCCTGCATTAGTCTATCACTAGAAACTTTAGCAGTGAACGCACGACCAATTTTTCCTAGACCAGATTTAACAGCACCTAGACCTTTTCCAACTGCTCCTGCAGCACGAGACAAGAATCCCGGCTGAGGAGCAGCTGTTGCTTCGACTAGTCGCCCTTCTGCTAACATCCTATTATTAAGACGTTCAATTTTTTCAAATAATTTTGCAATGGCTGCAGCAGATATCTCTAGGCTTTCTTCATATCCGCCTATGGATGGTCTTTCAAAAGTTTGAACCAGATTGCCTGCCTTATCGAATACTGACCAATGTCTTCCCACCTGCTGATAGGCAAACTCACCCGGTGGATATTGCTGTAGTAGGCCTGAATATTCAGGCCCATACTGCTGAAGAATTGCTTTAACACCGCCTGGGCCATACTGGTGCACTCCACTAGATGTGGTGGTCACAACCGAAGCGTCCGCCTGAGGTTGTCCAGCAGGAGCAGGTTGTCCTTGTATGGCCTTGCCAATTTGTCCTGCGGCATAGGCCATAGCGCCTGTTTCGGCACCTGCAACCGCTGCCCGACTAAATTTTTCTCCCTGCAGGAGTTTGTCTACCATTTTAAACAGGCCTAATGCAGCGGCTCCGCCGGCACCTGCGCCACTAATACCTGCAGCAGCAATCAGTGCTGAATAGATAAGTCCCTGTGCTATGGGGTGCTTTTTAGCAAAGTCTCGATATTTTTGTACATACTGCATAGCACCTTGATCACCACCAGTAGCTTGTTTGAGTTTTTCTGCAGCTTGATCATAAATTGCATCAAAGTTTTTTACAATGTTACTATTGAGAGCTTTTTGTTTTAGATCATCATAGGCTTTGTATACTTCTTTAGGAACATCCACTGCTTTTCCAACCAACGAACGATTACCCTTACTGGTCTGTATTTGCTGAAATATCTGTTGTATTTGATCGGCTGTTAGTTTTGCCTCAACTAGCGATCTGCCTGCTGATTCCCATAATAACATCGACGATGCAGAGGATTTACTCAAACCCTCATAAAGATACTGAGTGTTCGATACTAGATAGCAAAGTTCAGTAATTTTCATGTGATAAATTGTCTGCTAGGTTTAAATTCTCTGACCTAAAAATTTACTATAAAATCCTACGCTTTCAGCAACCACGCCGCCAGCTGCGGGAGCTCTTGCAGCGGTAGCAGGAGCACCAGTGGCTGCCTTTCCACCCGGGACTACTCTAGGGGTTCTGCGGGCACCAGCAGCTGCTACGGCTGGCTGAGCTACAGGTGCTGCCTGTTTAGGAGCACCAGTTCTCGTCGACAGCTGTCCATCGATGACCTTTTTAATGCTCTGAAGATCTCTGGTTCTTAAGGTAGGAATAATTTTATTGATTTGACCTACATTAACTGTGCTAGGTTTAGGAGCGGTTGTTTGAGCTGGTGTCTGTGCTGGTTGTGTAGCTGCAGGAGGTGTTGCTTGGGCAGGTTGCGCAGTTGTTTGAGCCGGTGTCTGTGCTGGTTGTGCAGCTGCAGGAGGTGTTGCTTGATTTGGAGTTTGAACTGCCTGTGCTGGTTGTGCAGCTGCCTGTGAAGTTGTCTGTGCCGCGGGCTCTGTGTTGTTAGATTTATCTGTATTATTATTTCTATCAGGCGATAATGGTGGTGTATGATAGGCCCCTAACGAATATCCTCTTTTAAGACCTCCAGCAGCAGCACCCAATGTAGAGGTAACTCCGCCAGCTAGGGCCGATCCTACGTCGCCTACGCCTTGAGCCACACCAACTGCAGCATCCCTAACACCACGGCCTATGTTTTTGGCTGTTTGCCAAGCTTTGCCTAGATCAAGCTCATCTAATTGTTGATCTTGATTTTCTAAAAGTTGAGATATTTTCATATTTTTTATTAACTCCAAGGAGCAATTGTCCAAATTTATTTATATTAAAGAGTGAACTACGTTCACTCGCATCTGCGCTTCGCTTGATGCATTTTTTTTCTTTAGGAGATTTTAAGTATTATCCAGATATAATGGTCACACTTAACCCAAACAAGGGTCAAGATGAAAAGCATTATCCGAGTATGCAAGTCACACAGCATTATAGCATTACCGAGGCGGTCAGCCGGTACCTCTAGCTACGTCTTATTCTGACGGTGGGTCTATAGACAAATGCTGTCTTGTCTATAGCCTTGGGATTTTCTCCCTCTTTGCGGCCTTGTGTGTCCTATTCCAACAACCAAATCGCGGCAACGTGCGATCTTCGTCCTGTTAAGGATAGTGGTTGAGTGCTTGGTACAGCGCCAAGTCTTCGGATCCCTGCAACTAGATGTTCAGGTTTCTGCTGTTCGCCACCCGATGTTAGCCGGTGGAAGCCATTACTGTGTTAGGGAGCCTGGGGGGTTTTTTATAATATGTGAGCCATGTACACGCACAGAAATCTGTCCGTTATAATAATCTTGTGATTCTAGTACCTTACGATTGAATTGTTCTCTAGCTTCGATGTATGATGTTTCTGCTTTGCTTCGACAGTAGTATAAGATTTCTCGCCTAAAGTTTTCTTTGCCTAGTAGTGCCACGTCTTGATTGAGTTCAGTATTTGATCCATAATAATCACGCCAGTCTGATTCTATTTTACTACGTACTCTTTTTTTCTTTTTAGAACCGTTTTTTAATTTTACTACTCTTGTGGCGGTTCTAGAAAACTTTGCTAGTTTTTTTCCAATGTACATTCTTCCAGTGGTTAGATTGGTAATCAAATACACGAATCCCACACAGTCATCGGGTAATTCTATTACAGTAGATTCCTGATAGGTCCAAGACACTAATCTTTCCAAGATACAACATGAGTGGAATACCACCCCAAATGGTCAACAGTCATACCTAGTTTGTCAAACATAATTTTTAAACTTTGAGTGCTGTGCATGCACACATGTCCGTTTCTTGGGGAAATATAAAAGTGACTAGATCCCTCGTTGGTTATTACGTCATTACACAAAGTATGAACGACCAATTGACCGGTGTCTGGATCAAGAAAGTTGATCATTTCTTTTGCAGTCTCTACTGGTGTTGGAGTATGTTCCAACACCTCGAAAGCAGTCACTACATCAAATTTCTTATTTTTGTCAAAGCTAGGTTCTGTTCCCCACATGGGGTCCCAGGATTCACAATACCAACCTAAGTCGGTCATGGCTTTTTCAAATTTTTGATTTCCAGCACCGTAGTCTAGTATGCTGATGCTCTTATCGTTGGCCAGTAAAGGTAATAGCCACTCAGCTGACCTGTTGGGACGCAGCTCGTCGTATTCGGGATCCACAAGTATATAATCTTCGTTATAGATATTTTTAACAAACTCGTCAACAGTCCAGTGATCAAAATCAACGGTAAAGATAAATCTGCAGTTCTTGCATTGATGATAGCAGATATTATCGCCAGTTAATGGTAGCTGATCCAGAGTTTTGTCTCCTTCGCAGCTTTTGTTACGGTCACAGAAACCTAAAACAGCAGTCTCTCCACCGCAGATTTTGCAGTGGAGATTTTGGTACTGATCTGCTGCTGTATATTTCATGTTTAGGCCTTGGCCTCTTTCCTTGCATTCTTTTCAGCGGTGATCTCGTTGCGACGTGCTTTGACCAGTTTGCCTAGTTCGGCCAGGGCCTTGCGTGCTCGAGTTCCTGCAGCATTATTGCCGCCGACAAATTTAACATCCTCTGCTTCCCATGCTGCTACTGCGTTTTTGATTGATTCGATTGTTGTCATTATTTTTCCTTTGGTAATCTATGGGTAGCACCCCATTCAATTTGACGTTCCTGCTTACGGGCCTGTGCTGTGTTCTCCATCTCTTTGATAGTAAGTCTTATCTTTTTCAACACTCGCCGCAGTTCCAAAGTTCGATTTGGACTTTGCCTTTCTAAGAAATCCAAATTAACTCTGTGATACTCCAGCAATTGATCGATCAATTGCTCGTGCAGTTCAGTATATTTGTTTAGCAGATCAGACATCAGCTCTCTACAAATTCTGGATTTGACTCGTAGCTGGTAAACCCGGCTTCTTTGATCACTCGAAGCACAGTGTTAACACGCCCTACTAGCTCGTCTTTGTGGCTGATTAGGAAAATGTTTTTGCCCCGCTCACGTCCCATTTTTTTCAAAACACTCAGCCCGGCTTCTACTCCTGCAGCATCCATACCGGCATCGATTAGTTCGTCGACGAACAGTAGATTAATATGCTGGTAAAGATTTTCCCAAACATCTCGGAACGCCCAGCTCAGACTTAGAATCAGTCGATTGCGTTCTCCTCGACTGAGATTATCAAAATCAAGATCCTGGCCGTATTGTGTGATTTCCACAGTTAGATCATTGACAAATGTCACAGTATGCGGCAATCCCATGCGATCAATATAATAGGTCAGTCTCTTGTTAAGATAGCTGAGGTTTTGATCGATGATCTTCTTTCGTATAAAGGAATCTTTATTGGTCAGCAGTTTGTGTAGGAACTCCTGATGGTCTCGCAGTTTGGTCAGATCGTTGACAGTGTTCCACTCGATGGCCTGCAGTGCAGTTTTTTTAAGTTCAACAATCTGTTCTTCGTAGGGATTAATTTCTTCTAGTCTAGACTTGAGACTTTGTTCTAGATTTTGAAGATTATTTTTGTGCCCCATGGCTTCGTTTTCAGTTTCGTAAAAAGTTCCAGGCGGCTGAGGTATTGATTGTATTTCTGCCAGCGCTTGTTTGACCACGGATAGATCGTTGCTGACTTTTTGATAATAGGTCTCGGCATCTGCTAGGTGCACGACAGCAGCGTCTGTGAGTTCTTGATGTTTGTGATCCTGCAGCTGTTGATCACAGCTGTGGCATCGCTTTTCTGATAAGCTAAGTAGTTCCTTTTTAAAACGCTGCAGACTTTTTTCCGCCTGAATAACTGCAGAGTCTAGGGTGGAGCGTTGTTTTTCTAGCTCTCGTTTGGTGTTATTATTCTCGTTAAAGGTTTTCCACTGCTGATGTGTGGCTAATTCAGTTTCTATATCGACCGCTTCGAGTTCTAAAATGGCCTTGCTGAGATTTTCTAAATCAGTCTGCTGACGATTAATCCATGCACTGCTTTTTATTTCGAGACTGTCAATGCTGCGTTGGACATTGTCGTTGGCTGCTTTGATGCCTTCGATACGAAATGTCTCTGCTTGAATACTGTCTTTGGTGGCCTTCATGGCCGTCTTGAGTGTTTCGGCCTTTTCACTGAGTGCAGTAATTCCCAGCAGTTGTTCGATGATTTCTCGCTGGTCTCCGGACTTCATGCTGAGAAATGGTTCGGTATAGGTGTTGAGAGCCACCAGATGCTTGAACATGGTATGGCTCATGGCCAGCAGCTGCTCTATGTATTTTTGGGTTTCTCTGGAGTCGCCTTGGCTGTCGTCTTCTACTTCTTCATTTGAACGAAGTTCTTGGTTGTTGGCATAGAAGCGTAACACATTGGGCTTACGTCCCCGTTCAATTTTATAGTTTATTCCAGCAGATTCAAACTCCACAGTGACCAACATGCCCTTGCCGTTGGTCTTGTTGATGAGATTTTCTTTGCGGATGTTGGTCAAGGCCTGACCATAAAGTGCATAACTTAGAGCGTTAATCATAGTGGTCTTGCCGGTGCCGTTGCGACTGCCGCTGTCGTCCCCGCCCAGATCAAGATTAGCTCCCAGTACCAGTGTTAGATTTTCTTTGTCAAAGTCAACCGCTTGTGTTTGGTTGCCGATGCTCATAAAATTTTTCACTGTTAGATTTTTTATTTTTATTGCCATATGTTTTTATAGTTGCCGGTAAATGTCAAGAAGAATCTTTTGGTCAAAGTTTTCGCTGTCAATGTTGACTAGGCTCTCGGTGACGATTTGATCAACAGATTCAAAACTGCTGTCAACGTTTTCATCGGCAACTGAGTCCATGCCAACCTTTTCCTGTATCAGACTGATTTCTCTGATATCATATTCTGAAGTAAAGGTTTCTTTTAGAAAGTTAGATTCTTCATAGCTGATGTTGATATCTAAATTGACCTTTAGGTACATTTTAGATTTCATTAGGTCGTCTTTGCGGTCCAACAGATTAGAAAGTTTTAGAGTTCTAAACTTTGGAGCATCTGGCCATGCCTTGAACCAAGGTGTGCCTCCCCAATCCATGACCATCATTCCTCGATCGTCATCCCAGGCATCAGCAAAGTTATGTGGAAACGCATTGCCTATGTACCAAATTTTACCTTGGTTCTGTCTTTTATGGAAGTGACCAGAAAACACATATTCTTGATGTGAAAAATGCTGTGCCCGTAGTTCTCCGTGGTCGGGCATCTGTACCATGGCATTCATGTAAAATGAAGGCAGTTCAAAATGGCCAAACATATATCGGCTTTTGATTTTAGGAATAGTGTGCCACTCATCACCAACTAGCCAAGGAACTAGTGTAACATCACCTATGGTGGTGATTTCGTCAACAACAGTAACTCCTGGAATATGCTTGCCAAATGCAGACGAGTGAACACTGCGTTTGTCTTTGTAGAATAGGTCATGATTTCCTGGAAACCAAAAAAACTGTTCAAATGCTGAACCGAGCTTTTCTAAAGAGCGCAGGCTAGCATCCAAGGTGGTAAGATTAATGGAATTACGATTGTGATGCCAGTCTCCAAGATAGACACAGGTATCTGCTCCTGCAGTTTTGGCTTCTTGGATGAACCAATCCACAAAGTCTTCGCAGTCTTGGTTGTGTGTTGCACTGTTGGACTTTAGACCAAAGTGCACGTCGGTAAAACAAGCTACTCGATTAAAGAGTTTTTCCATGCATCCTCCATAGTATATTTTATACTCAGACTAGTGTAAAAATCAACTGTCTTCGGTTTCGGCTGGATCATCGGCACTCTTTGGCATGCGTAACTTTTTGTATATTTCGGCTTGTCGTGAAATTTCTTCAGCAAACTCTTGGCTGCCTTGTCGGGTCATACTAGGCGTTAGACCATTTTCTTCTAGTAGGTCGTCACGTATGTTCTGCATTTTCTTTTCTAAGTTTAATACTCTAGTAAAAGAATTGGTCACAGCAGCAGTATAGTAGGCAAAGGGATTTTCTGATTTTGATTCGTCAAATTGTAGACCTATTTGGCTGAGCTGCAGAATGGCCTGGCCACGCATTTCGTCTACATAGGTATAACCTCGCCAGTTAGAACGTTGTGCATATCGTTCAGACAGTTTGATGTACATACGTCCTAGATTTTCGGTAATGCGGCCGTGTTCTTTGCAAAAGTGGCCTGTATCTACAGGGCCTTTCCAGTGGCTCTTGCCCACACAGATAAGTTGGTCTTGGTCGTCAAATTTCCAATGTTGGTACGGTGGGAAGTTGACTTTTTCGTGGGCATCGGCAACGGTTTTGGTGGTTTTCTTTCGGCCCGGTGCTAGGGGTATATGATCGTAGGTCATGATCCTAATGACTAGATCGTATTTGTCAATTTTTTTATAGTCGGGAGTTACATCTGCGAGCTTGATTTTTTTGTCGTCGTTGGCTCGAGCAATCATAAACTGCTCTATTCCTATGCGTTTGGCTCGATTGCGTTTGGCTTCGGCAAGGGTTCGTTGATTTATTTTTTCTAGGTCAACTAATATGATGTCATGTTGTGCGTATTCTGAGCTGGTGTAGCTGCTGTAAGTGGCCTTGCTTTTGTGTATTTCTGCTAGTAGATCTTTATTGTTAAGGTATTTCTGTTTACGTCCTGTTGGTGATATTGCTGACACGGGCATCTTATTGCACCCTCCTTAATAATAAAATATAGCATGAAAACATAGTATATACAACCAAAGAACGATTAAGTTAGCATATTATTTATCAGAGTAAATACTAGATCGTGGATTCTAACAATGCCTAAGAAAACCCCAAAACAAAGTAGTGTAGCTCAAAAAAAACAAACACTCGATAATGCTCAGCAACGTCAGCAAGAGCTTGAAGCAGCTAGGGCACAAGCTGCTACCGCTGCCGACAACGGGCCGCTGCGGATAGATATAATTGGTCTTCCGACTAAGGAAGAATTAGCGGCAGCCGATGCGGAACAACAAGCTCGCCGGGCATTAGCAGATGCTGTAAGAAATTCAACACCCGACGGAACTCCGGTAGATGCAGTTGCCAAGGGAGTAGTTCCTCCGCAGCTTTATACTAATGTTCCGGCTGCCGAAGCTGTGAATAGGATTTTGTCAGGATCGGGAGTTAAGGCTCCCGGACCTGGGGACACAGTAAAGGAAACCACGCCAGTTCAGGTTAGCCGGGAAACTTACGAAATTCTAAGAAATGCAGCAACTAAAACAGACAAACCAGAACTTTTACAATATAAAATTGACCCTTTTTCAGACGAAGCGAATCAGAAACAGCCGCCAATTATGTGGATCGTCAATGTGCCTAAAGACAACCCAAAAGTTGAACAGGATATAAAAACACTTGACAAGCAGGTAATTCGAAATAATATAAAACCTCTACCATCTACAGACTCGCAGAATCAACAAGGCAAGACCACTAACTTTGATGACCCGCCTAAATCTACACCCAAACCCACGTTTGTTAGTGACCCTACCCAAAAATCATCAGACACACAGGGAAAAACAGCAGACAATGCAGGTGACAAAGGCGGTGGTGGTAAAACATCATACTTTGGCCCTTCTACACAGAACCCATCAGACACACAGGGAAAAACAGCAGACAATG